CTCCGCTAAACTTATCAAAACTTTCCGCTATAGCATTCAATTGCGTAATTGCTATACCCGTCCTCTTTGACTGTTCGGCAAGGTCTAGAAAGACCCTTTCCATTTCGTCTCCATATCCAGCTAGTGATGATGACATTGAAGCAAAGTCTTCAACTATTTGACCAGCGGTCATACCAAATGCTTTTGAATTTCCGGCAAGAGCCAAAGTTAGATTACTGACGTCTTTTGCATTGCGTCCCATACCAACAGACATAACTGTTAACATTTTAGCAGCATTCGTTGCGCTACCCCCTAAAGACTCCAAGGTTGCAGTATTTAATTTGAGTGACTCTTGTGTTGCGATAGTTTGTCGCGATAAGCCGGCAAAACCAGTAGCCAATGTTGACACGATGGTTCCCTGATCAGCAGCGGTTAAACCCATTTTGGTGATTTCCGCAGAATTTGAAATCAAAAGACCCTGATAGGCCCCTAGTTCTCCAAAAGATGAGGATAATTTTTTAGCTGCTTTGTCAAACTCCAATGCTGTTTTAATCAAATTGTCAAATAAGCTTGACATTAAATTTAAAGGACTTAAAGTTTCTTTAAATGAATTTCCAAGTGAGTCAAAGGCTTCTTTTCTTGCTGCCGCTGATTGAAATTTGGTTAGTTTCAAGGCACCACCGAGCAACGCTCCTGAAAATGTATCACCACTCTTTGCGGCAAATCCAAAGGCTTTTGTCATTGATGTTAGGCTACCATTAAAATTATCTCCAATTGATTTGGCTTCAACCAGCTCTCCTTTTATAGATTCAATCTTTGCCGCAAACTCCTCTGGGGATAGGGTCTTCGCAGCAGTTGCTATTTCTTCAAAAAGTAGTTTATTTCCTTTGGCGAAATCTTCGTATTTTTTGGATAAAGCCGCTATTGCAGCCTCGCTAGTATTGATATCCTTTACTGCCTCTTTAACATCTGCTGCGTAATTTGATATCAAGATTTGCTGACTTTCCAGATTTCTTTTTTGTGCTTGATATGCTTCACCCAATGATTTGTTTATGTCGGCTTGGATTTGTTTTTGTCTGAGCAATTGCTCATTTGTCATTATTTTGGCTTGTACTATCTGATCAGCAAACTTTGCTTGCTGCTCTGCAGTTTCTACCGGGTTTGTTGCCGTATCACGACCAGTTGTTGTTTGATCGTTTGGTGGGTTCTTTGTTGTCATTCCGTGCCCTCTTAAATGTAATTAGTTTTTAATAAAAAATGCTTGGCATAAAGCCAAGCATCATCTTTTTGCTTTTTCCATCTCTTCTTTTTCTTTATCATATTCTTGAATTGTTCTATCAAGCCACCATTGTCTAAGACCAACAGGTAGTGAATAAAGTTCAGATAAGGACCAACCACCGTAATGTTTAAGAGTAAAAAACACTTCATAAACACTTTTCATGTATTCATCTGTCAGGCCAAAAAAAGTCCGTATTAAACGGAACCTCCATTTCTTGTTCGAAACTACAAGACTCACATTCAAAAATTTCTTTAATTTGTATTGCTGAGGTAAGATTACTAAAAATTTTTCTTATCTCTCTGGCTTCAAATGCCGGAACATTCTCAACAAAATGTTTTACAATATTGGGATGGTTATGTCCATTGACTGAGGAAATGAATAAAGTCATTTGAGTGCTTAAGGCGGCCTCTTCGTTTTTATTGTTCAATGCTTTAAAAATAACGTTCTCATCATGTCCGTTGAGCAATCTCATTTCAACTTTTATCTTTGATTGACTGGTAACATACATGTAATTACCATTTTCCATTTCTTCAATTTCTTCGTTAATCTCCGGATCTGTTATCTCTGGGTTTGATAGATCAAAAGACATCTTTTGTTTATGATCACAAGATGGACATTGAACTTTTGTTTCATAGATATGACCATACGCAGATGAACGAGCAGCAATTATTATTGCATTACGATCTCCCACAAGGATGTCTCTTGCTTTTATTTCTTTTTCAACCAAAAGATTATCAATCAATCTATCCAAGGCCAATCCTTTTTTTAACAAGGATCGTGAAGATAGGGTATCTTCATCTTTTGTTGTCATGAAACGTATTTCAATCATTTCTTTATCTCGTAAGATATGGCCTTCTGGGTACCCAATCCCTTTCGATGGCAGCTCAACAAATTCTGTTGGCGTTACAAAGTTCAAAACAGTGCTGGGATCAACAGATGCTGCTTGACTTCGTCTTGTTTTTGTTCGTTCTTCATTGTTTCTTTTCATTTATACCTCTTTGTTAATTAATCTATATCATTTGGTCTATTTTCTTCAAAGAATCTTTTAGCTTCTTTTTCGGCTTGAGTTTGTATTGTTTCTCGGTCTAGCCTCGCTTCATCTTCTCTATTTGCTTGGTCATATTCTAATATCTCATCTAATCGGGCTATTTCATCTTGTGTTTGCCTATTCATTTTTTCAAGTTGCTCTTGTTCTGCTCGATATGCATCTAATATCTCTTGCGCTTTCTGAATCTCAACTTCTTCTTCTGCTAGTGCATCTAGTCTTTCTTGATTCTGCTCAAGAACAGCAATTTCAAGATCCTCAGCGAAATCTTGTGTAAAAGAATCTTCAGCATCCTGTATCCCTTGGTTAAATACCGCATCCTCCCCAGCGCGAACAACTGCGGCAATGCTTCTTTCGGCCGCTTGAGCTTGCAGTTCTTCTGCTAGGATCTCTTGTTCCAAGGTAGATGCAGCAGCCAGTTGCTGTTCAATTTCCTCTTTGTTTTGAAGTGAAAACTCACGTTCAGCAGGGCTCATCACACCATCACCGTCTGCATCAAAAAACCCATCTTTAAACATTTCTTGGTTTTCTTCTAGAGCACCTCTAACATCAAAATTCGGATCATAATCTTCAAGATCCATTATTGTCTGTTCTGCAAACGCGGCTTCTAAGCCCGCTAGATTTTCTTGTATGTCTACTTCTGCATCTATTGATGCTTGGGCTTCTGCGTAGTTTTTCATCCATGACTTGAAGGTTTGATAATTAAATTGTTGTATTTGTTTTCCTATAGCATCTCTATCGTAGATTGCCCAATCATAAACAATGTTCAAAGAATATTCTATTAAATTATCAGAGTCATAGGCAAGATCTCCCCAACCAATAGATTTTACAATAGGATTGACTAAATGCCAGGCTTCTGTTACGGTTCCACCTATTAAGTCATTTGTTTCTGGTCCTTCTGGGGATAATTGATAAATAGAAATCTTCTGTCCCACTGTATTGGCCGAAGTTTGGTCAATTCTTCCGGATAAACCCCCTCCGAATGAGTTTGCAATTGTTGAGGCTTTTTCCGGAGTTGTTATCGTTCTATAGCTAGTGCCTTCTTCGGTGTCTGTTGCAAGATCATCTCGGAAGGTTAAACGAGTGGCGATATGATGTCCGCCACTATTTGTCTTCTTTTCATCCTCAACATTGTTATAATATGGATTTTTTGAAATAGTGCTAGAACCATCTAAATACGGATAAGCATAACCAGAGTTATTTAAGATTTGCCATAAGAATGCTGATGTGTCGAATGTAGATTCATTGCTTAAAGCTAAACCATTCATATCAACAAATTTAAGTTCAATCGGTTGCCATGTGGCGTTCCCGGGGTAATTAAACTTATGATTAATCAAACGATATTCTTTGGTATCGAAATCAACTTTTGGCTTCCCAACACTTTTAACGCTGGGAATATAAAAATCAGAACCAAAAACCACAACAAATTTGCTTTGAGTCTTCGGATGTAATCTACTTGAATTCCACCATGTCATTAGGTACTCTCTTTTTTAAGCAGTGAAAAATGTCGCAGCATTCTCACCATCAACAGTCAAACAAGTAGCCCAGTCATAACGGAGTTCAATATCAATTGTTGAGATATCATCGTTCTCATAATCTAACTCAGAGAAAGAAATCTTCTTGATAAACGGATTCTTAAGATCCCAAGTTTCAATTTGATTTCCGTCTGAATCTATCTGAAGAATCTTCACAGCTCCCAATGAGGATGCTGCTTTCTTTTTTGAAGATGTAGTAAGAACATTGGCATCTCCGGGAACTCTATAGCCAGATTTTCGAACGGATTCATTTAGCTTATAGAGTGCACCGGGTGTAAGTGGATCAACAAGTGTCATAGAAATTGCTTGCCACTCAACTTTTCCTGGGTAATAAAATGTATGGCCCATGTAAACATGCTTGCTTTCAGCAATTGTGAAGTTAGGCTTAGCTACCTTCTTTGCCCACCATACAGCAGGTTCAGTTCCCTGAACACCGGTGATGAATATTTGAAATCTAAAATTTCTCTTAGGATCTCTCTCTGGGGTTGTTGTCCA